AAGAACGTACCGGAGTATCCAAGATTTCCCAGGGGCTTGACTCTAAGGCACTTGGATCTAACACAGCGTCTATGGCGGTTACTCAGGTTATGTCTGCCGCACAACAACGTGTACAGATGATTGCCAGAGTATTTGCTGAGACAGGTGTTCGTGACTTGTTCCGTGCCATCCATAAGCTGGTTCTTCAGAACGAAGACCAACAAAAGATCTTCCGCCTACGCGGTGAGTTCCAAGAGGTTGATCCTAGTCAGTGGAAAGACCGCTATGACATGGCAGTATCAGTAGGTTTAGGTAATGGTAATAAGGATCAGAAGTTGATCCACCTAACGTCCATTACCCAAGACCTAGCGATGTTCCAGAACATGGGTATGCCTGTTGCTACACCAGGTAACGCGTTTAACTTGATGCGTGAGAAGCTAAAGAACATGGGCTATAAGAACACAGAATCGTTCTTAACAGACGTGTCTCAGATGCCGCCACCAGAAGAACAAGGCCCGAATCCAGACGAACAGAAGATGCAGCTTGAAATCGCCGACCTTCAGCGTAAGCAGAAGAAAGACGAAATGGAGATGCAGATTAAGCAACAAGAACTTGAGGTTAAGGGTGCAGAAGCCCAAGCTAGAATAGAAGACATTGCGTTCCAGAAACAGATCCGTGAAGCCGAGCTACAACTCAAACTAGCAGACTTACGCTTGAAAGAGCAAGAGCTACTACTTGAGAAGGAGCAGGGTCGAGGGGTTAAAATAGGATAGAAGTATGAGTTTAGAGAAAGAGAGAGCTAGGGGAGATAACGCGAAGGGGATTCTGGAGGACGACTTATTTAACGAGTCCTTTGAATCCGTTCGAGCGAACATACTCCATAGATGGGCTACCACCGGCATTTACGGGGGAACCGAAGAGAGAGAGTTTTTATTCCTCATGCTCAAAGCAGCAGACGAATTTAAAGCAGGGCTAGTTTCCATGATTGATACAGGTAAACTAGCAAAAATACAACTAGAGTCAAATAAAGCTGAGAAGTAATTATTTGACAAATAGTTTTTTAACATTAATAATGGGAGAGTAATATGTCTGAAGTGAATAATTCCCCGGAAACTCAAGAAGTATCAGACGAGCAAAAATTCTTTAACCTTCTGGATAGCGACCCCGCTACAACCATCGAAGATGAAAGAGCCGAAGAAGTAGCGGAGTCTACTGAAGAAGTTGACGAGGACGTTGACGAATCTGAAGAATATGAAGACGAGGACGAGGTAACGGACGAGAGTTCTGAACTGGAACCTGAAGATGATGAAACCGAAGAAGAATACGTTTTTAATGTATCTATCGATGGCGAAGACACTGAGGTCAACCAAGACGAACTTATCAAAGGCTACCAAAGACAGTCGGATTATACTCGGAAAACGCAGCTACTAGCTGATGATCGGAAAGGCATTGACGAGCAAAAAGCTCTACTTGTCCAGGAACGTCAACAGGTATTAGCCATGCTCCAGCAGCAACAGTCTGGAAACAATGCGGAACTTGAAAAGTTCAACAATGTGGATTGGGCTGAACTAAAAGAGTATGAACCTGATAAGTATTTGATGATGCGGGAGGAACAGCGTGAAGCTGCAACTCGTATACAAACGCACCAGCATGAACAAAATCGGTTTGCACAGGCACAGCAGCAAGAGTACGGCGCACAAATGCAACGTTACTTAGCTGAGGAAGATGCGAAGCTCGTAGATCAAATTGAAGGTTGGGGAAGTCCTGAGTCGAAGAAAGCAGTTCAAAGTGATATTGCTTCTTACGCCAAACAGGTGGGTTACAGTGACGACGAGCTAGGAAATCTAGCAGACAGTCGCGCCCTTCTACTAATGCACAAGGCCCGTCTTTATGACGAGATGCAAGGTTCTGGAAAGGATCTAGTGTCTAAGAAGAAAGCCAAAGCCGTGCGCAGGGTAGCAAGAGGTGGTACGCCAACATCCACATCTCAAAAAGAATCTAAACGATCTTCTGATCTTCGTTCCCGTGCCAGGAAGTCCGGCTCTGTCGATGATGCGGCAGCAGCATTTATGGATATGATTTAACATAAACTAAACCTAGAAGGTAATTATCATGGCACAACCAGCAAATACGTTCGATCAATATGATTCGGTCGGCAACAGAGAAGATCTTTCAGATATGATCTTCAACATCGCTCCTACTGAAACACCATTTATGAATGGTATTAAGAAGGGTTCAGCAAGCAACACTCTACACGAATGGCAAACAGATGATTTGACCGCTGTAGCTTCTAACGCACAAATCTCCGGTAATGATATTTCTGGTGGTGCTGTTACAGCAACATCTCGTATCAACAACCGCACCCAGATCTCTAGCAAGGCAGTTACTATTGCTGGTACTTTGGAAGCAGTTGACCGTGCTGGTCGTAAGCGTGAAATGGCTTACCAGATGGCCAAGCGTTCTAAAGAATTGAAGCGTGATATGGAAAACGCCTTAATCGGTGTGAACAACGCTAAAGTTACTGGCAACTCTACTACTGCCGCAGAACTTGGTTCTGTTGAGTCTTGGATTGCAGCTAACGATAGCTTTGGTACAAACGGTGCATCACCTACTGGTGACGGCTCTGACGCTCGTACTGACGGTACTCAACGTGCCTTTACTGAAGCCATGTTGACCTCAGTATTGTCTAGTGCTTACGCTCAAGGCGGCAACCCTGGTACGCTTATGGTTGGTGCGTTTAACAAAGGTGCTGTATCTGCCTTTACTGGTAACGCAACAGACGTTAACGCTAGGAACGAAAGCCTAAAAGTAATCAACAGTGTAGACATTTACGTTGGTGATTTCCATACTTTGAAAGTGGTTCCTAACCGTTTCAGTCGTTCGCGTACTGCTTACGCATTGCAGATGGATATGTGGGGTATTGACTTCCTACGTCCTTTCCACCAGATCGACCTTGCTCGAACAGGCGACTCTGAGAAGAAAGCGATGATTGTGGAATACACTCTACGTTGTAACAACGAAAAAGCCTCTGGCTTGGTCGCTGACTTAACTACTTCATAGTGGTTTGGGGTAGGCTTAATCGCCTACCCCCTTTTTTATGTTTGGAGAGAAGATGGAAAAGAACAAACGTGAACTTGATAGTAACGGGGATGTAAGGTATGTAGGGCATTACGATGAATCTGAAGATCGTATGACTATAGAAACCGTACAAGATGTAGCCCCCTACTTAGAGAAAAACAAGACAGAGATATTAGCAGGAACCATTAACAAAAAAGCGCCGATGCGCAAGATGGCCTCTATACCCCTGGTTTTAATTGAAAAATGGTTGCGAGAAGAAGGTTTGGACGTCTTTAATGACGACCACCATAAGCGACTAATGCGTAAGCTACATGATCCAGATTATGCTTATCTACGAACACTTGAAGGACGGTATCTATAATGTCACTAAGCAACTACGCTGACCTAAAAGCTGCGATAGCCACATGGGTAAACAGAGAAGATCTTGCGGATACTATCCCAGATTTTATCCGATTAGCCGAGGCCCGTATCTACCGCGTACTGCGTGTACCGTCTTTAGAAGTTACGACTTCACTTAATATTAGTACCACCACCGGCAAGGCGAATATTCCTAGCGACTTCCTTGAAGCGCGAGATCTAATTCTTGAAGGAAATTCTAAGACCATACAACTTACCCGTAGACCTTACGGTGAAGTTCAAGCCAATGCCAATGTGAATAACAAGGGTTCTTCGGTGCCCGGTGATTGGGCTCGTATAGCCCAAGAAATTATTGTAGCGCCTTTCCCTGATGCTGAGTATACTATTAAGCTATACTACTACAAACAATTAGCGGCCCTGTCGGACAATAACCAAACGAATTATTTAACAGATCAATCTCCTGACCTTATTCTTTTCGGTGCGTTGGCAGAAGCCGCTATCTATTTAAAAGACCCAGATATGGAATCTGTATGGGATCGAAAGTTTGCAGGTGCATTAGCCGTTATCCAGCGTTCTGCCGATATGGTAGAATGGGGCGGTAATAACTTTGCTTCTAGGACGTAAATATGGGATTCTTTACAGGAAGTGGTAATGAAGCCGTTAC